TAAGGACAAGACAGTTTAAAAGCTGTCTTTTTTTGTTGCAAAAAGGAGGTGGTAGCATTGAAATTAAATGCAAGGCAGAAGTCTTTTTGTGAGTTTTATGTAGCTAGTGGAAATGCTACTGAATCCGCAATAAAGGCTAGGTATAGCGAAAAAACAGCAAGAAGCATAGGACAGAGATTGTTGACAAATGTTGACATAAAAAAATATATAAAAGAATTGCAGGAGAAAGCAAAAGAAAGCAGAATATTGACAGCAAGGGAAAAAAGAGAATGGCTAAGTGAAGTTATTAAAAATGGAAATGAAAAGTTGCAAGACAGATTGAAGGCATTGGATATATTAAATAAAATGGATGGCGACTATGTGGAAAAGGTACAGTTATCAGGGGAAGTTAAAACAAGCAACCCATTTGAAGGGCTAACTACTGAAGAATTGAAGAAGCTGGCGAATGGAAAGTAAAATAGTGCTAGGGGCGAAATTGGAACTTGCAAGACGTGAGTTCTTTTTTTATTGTAATTTGATGGCACCTGACTTCTATAAAGAAAGCCGCAGTTATTTAGTAGAGCTGTGTGAAACAATGCAAAATTTTATGGGCAACGAAGAAAATGTATTAATTATTAACTTGCCACCAAGACATGGAAAATCTAGGACAGCAACAATGTTTGTTGAATGGCTGCTAGGACGTGATTCAAGTAAAAAAATAATGACTGGTTCATATAACGAAACTTTATCGACTGTTTTTTCAAAAGCTGTGAGAAACACTATATCTGAAATAAAGGCAGATCCTGAGAAAATAGTTTATAACGATATATTCAAAGACGTACGAATAAAAAAAGGTGATGGGGCTATGAACTTGTGGAGCTTAGAGGGCAATTATAGCAACTATCTGGCAACTTCTCCAACAGGAACCGCAACAGGATTTGGAGCAAATATCATTATAATAGACGATTTAATAAAGAATGCTGAAGAAGCAAATAATGAAAATGTATTAGAAAAACACTGGGAATGGTTCACAAATACAATGCTTTCAAGATTGGAGATAGGTGGGAAAATAATTATAATAATGACACGCTGGCATTCTAACGACTTAGCGGGTAGAGCACTTAATGAATTAGAAAGAAATGGATATAAGATAAAACATATAACAATGAAAGCCTTGAAAAATAATGGTGAAATGTTATGTGATGAAGTTTTACCGAGATATGAGTATGATAAAAAAGTAAAAACAATGGGTTCAGATATAGCAAGCGCTAACTATCAGCAAGAACCTATTGACTTAAAAGGTAGACTTTATCAAGGATTTAAGACATATGATAGGTTAGATTTTGAATTTATGAGAATCAGGAGCTATACAGATACAGCGGATCAGGGAAGTGATTATTTATGCAGTATAATTTACGGAGAGTATCAAAAAGAGGCATATGTTTTAGATGTCTATTATACAAAAGACGGAATGGAAATAACGGAAGAAGAAGTAGCAAAAAGACATTATGAGTATGGAGTAAATATAGCAGATATAGAAAGTAACAATGGTGGTCGCGGATTTGCAAGAAACATAGAAAGAATATTAAAAGAAAAGTATAAAACAAATAAAACTAGAGTTAATTGGTTTCACCAAGGAGCAAATAAAATAGCTAGAATAATTTCAAACAGTACTTGGATAATGGATCATATATATTTTCCTGTTAATTGGAGAAATAAATATCCAGAGTATTATGATGCAATGACTAAATATCAAAAAGAAGGAAAAAATAAACATGATGATGCACCTGATGCAACAACAGGAATAGCTGAGAAAATTATAAATCAGAACAAATTAAAAACATTAAATAAAAATATATTGGGGGTGAGATGATGGAATTAAAAATATTGGAGAAAGCATTGTGGGATTTTTTAGTAAATGATTTAGCGAGACTACAAAAACTGGAAGACTATTATGTTGGTAGACATAAAATATTGGAAAAACCTAATAGGTTGAAGGAGAAACCAGATAGTAAACTTATCCACAATTTTCCAGGCTATATAACTACGATAGCAACAGCTTATTTTATTGGGAAAAATATCAATTATAAGTTATTGGAAGATAATTTGGCTAATGAGTACGAGATGGTTGGAAAATATTTAGCAACGGAGGAAGAACAGCAGTGTAATTATGAGCATGCTGAAAACTGTTCGATTTTTGGGCGGTCGTATGAGTTATGGTATAAAAATATAGATAATACGATAAATTTTAAAACATTGGATCCTCGAGATGTTTTTGTTATTAGAGATAATACGATAGACAAAAATATTAAATATGCGATTCGGTGGAATAAAGAAAAAAACGAAAACAATGAGTATGATTATATTTTGGAGATTTATGATGATAAAACTGTAACTGTCAATACATTTACTTCTGTTATGGATTATGAAGGGATTATACTAACTCCACAGGGGCAAGGCGAAACTAGATTACACGGATTTAACAAAGTACCAATTATTGAATTTATAAACAATAAAAGGAAACTTGGGGATTTTGAAAAAGTAATAACACTGATTGATGGATATAATGAAGCGGTATCAACTTCATTAGACGATATGAAGGATTTTACAGACGCAATCCTAGTATTGACAAATATGCAAGGAACTGATGAAGAAGATATAGAGAGTTTGAAGAAAAACAAAGTGATGTTATTAGGAGAAAATGGAGAAGCTAACTGGCTAGTAAAAAATATAAACGATACATATTCTCAAAATAATAAAAATAGACTGAACCAGGATATTCATAAATTTTCTTTTATTCCTGATATGCAAGATGAAAATTTTGCTGGAAATAGTTCGGGCGTGGCATTAGGGTATAAATTGTTAGCACTTGAACAACTAACTGCACAAAAAGAAATGTACTTTAAAAAAGCATTAAATGAAAGGCTAGAGTTAATTTTTGATTATTTTGGGTTATCATTGAAACCGCTAGATGTTCAAAAAATATTTACAAGAAATACTCCTGAAAATTTGGTTGAACTTTCAACTGTAATAACAAATTTACAAAATGTTGTATCACAAGAAAGTTTAATATCATTATTGCCTTTTATTGAAGATACTGAAGCGGAATTGAAAAAGATTGAAAAAGAAAATCAAATTGAACAACCGTTGGAATATAAAGGATTAAAAAATGAACAGGAAAAAATAGATGAAAAACAAGAATAAAGAATATTGGGAAAAAAGGCAACTTGCACGAGAAGAGTTATCATTTAACAAAGGTACAGAAGCATACAAAGAATATGTAAAAATACTTAGTGAGAGTAAAAAAGGAATAGAGAATAAAATAGCCCAATTATACGCTAAATATCAACAAGAAGTGACAAAACTAGGTGTTGATAAGATTCAAGCGAATAAACTGCTTCGTGGTACTGAGTATAAAGAATGGCGATACAATATAGGAAAATATGTAGAGGAAATTGAAAAGTTGAAAAAAAGTAATCCTGTTGAGTTTAGAAAAATGTCAGTTGAACTTGAAACCTTGGCATATAGAAGCCGTATCAGTCGACTGGACAGTTTAAAAGCAGGTGTTGACTATGAACTTATACAGGCAGGGGAGAAAATAAAAGGTAAAGTGACAGATACATTGGCTGATGTTTACGAAGATACTTATACATCATTTGTTGAGGATTTGAATTTTAAAAAAGGTGTAATTAGTAGTAGTACAATAAAAATGGCACTGGAGCAAGAATGGAGTGGGGCTAATTATTCAAGTAGAATATGGAGTAACATTGATAATTTAGCGAAAGCGATAAAGAATGAAGTGATTGTTGGGCTGAATAAAGGTATTAACTATAGAACTATGTCGCAAAATATAGCTAAGAAGTTTGATACAAGTTATAAAAATGCTGAAAGGCTAGTAAGAACTGAAACTGCCCATATACAAAACCAAGCAACGCTTATGGGGTATAAAGATTCTGGAGTTGTTAAGTATGAGTTTTTAGCGGTATTGGATAGTCGAACAAGTCATACTTGTGCTAGTCTTAATGGTGAGGTGTTCAAGACGGAAAATGCAATGGAAGGAGAAAATTATCCGCCAATGCACCCTCGTTGCAGAAGTACAACTGTTCCTTATGAGTATTCAGATGTTTTTTCTGATGAACCTGAAAAAGAAGATTTTGAAAATAATGAAAATGAGGGTATAATCAATAATAATGGTACTGTTTTTGTTGAAGGTGGTAGATACAGAAATATAGGGAATATTAATGCAACGGAGTATAAAGATGAACCGCTGGAATTGTTGCGAAGATATGAACAAAAAATCGTTAAGAAGAGCAAAGAAAATGCGTTAGTAATAGCTAAAAATGGAGATATTTATATTTTGAAAGGAGATGAAAATTCGATACCAAGTCATAAGATGACTAAAATTAATTTTGAAGACGCTTTATATACTCACAACCATCCTAAAAATAGTAATCATGAGTGGGGATTTAGTGATGATGATTTTAGTTCATTTACTAATTTAAAATTAAAATATTTAGCAGCAATTGATGAAAAATACATTCATGAGTTATCAAATGATATGTTTGAAATGAAAAATATACTAACAGAACAAGATAAGTTATTGGATAAAATGACTTATGAAAGATGGATAGTACTAAAACAGTATAAAAAAGCAAAAGAAAAAGGATTAAGGTATAAGAGAAATGAAATTAACAAAAGATAATGAAGTTTATAAAAGTTTTAAGAGGTTAAAGGAAATAGAAGAAAAAGCTAATAACGCTGAAAATAGCAAAGAAAAAATATATTGGCGTGGGGAATATTTGAAAAAGGACAGAGAATTTTTTGAACAATTAAAACGCTCTGAGTTTAAAAAAGAGAAAGCTTTGACTATTTTGGAAAAATTGGATGAATTATATTCGAGTGATAAAAAATCAAAAGAGTAGTTTAACGACTGCTCTTTTTTTATTTGTCGTACTGATGGACATTAAACATCTAGGTAGAAAATAGTCGACAGACTTTAAATGGGAGGATAATTATGTCAGAAAATACATTTACACAGGAACAAGTAGATGAAATGATTAAAGAAAGAATTGCAAGAGAGAGAAAAAAATTTGAAAGTGAGAAAAAGGAGCTGGAGCGAAAGCACGGTGAAACGATTGAAGATTATGAGACTAGAATTAATAATGCTAATCTTACTGCAGAAGAGAAGTATAATAAAAGTATCGCTGA